TGGGTCGCGGACATCGCGCTCGACAAGATCCTGGAGTTGATTGCGGCGGCCGACTCTCCCAAGCACCTGCCCGCGGTGACCGAGGCCTACGCCGTGGTCGCCGACCGCGGCGGCTACGTGGCCGCGGACAAGGACGCGGCGGTCCTCCTGCAGGCGCTCAAGATGCGCCAGGAAATCGGCGAGGAGGCGGTGGGCGGGCTGCTCGAAGGCTTCCGCCTCAACTATCCGCCGGAGCCCGCCGGGCTGCCGCCGGGCGAGGAGCCGACGAAGTGAGGGGCGTTGACCTCGTGCCCTACGCGCTCCCGCACCGCGCGTTCGTCCTCGACTCGTTCCGCCGTGAGCTGCTCGAGGTCGCCCCGTGGACGCGCGAGCTCGTCGCCGCGCACGTCGAGGCACTCGACCGTGAGCTGCGCCACGTGGCCAGCGAGGTCACTGTGCGCGTGGCGGTGCTGCCCGGCTCCGACGACATCGTCGGCTGGGCAGCGGCCCGTCGCGGCGTGCTGCTGTTCGCCTACGTCAAACTTGTGGCGCGCGAGCGTGGCATCGCGGCCGCGTTGGTTGACGCCGTGGTGGGCGGCGAGATGCCGATCCGCCTGGCCTACTGGACGAGCGCCGCGCGTGGCAGCGGGTGGCTCGTTTACGATCCATCCGCGATGCTGATCACACGAAAGGACACATGAACTTATCCCGAGTCGACTTCAGGAGCCCGATCAAGGTCCAGCGCCTGCCTGGGTTTCGTCAGCCACAGGGTGTTTCGTCGATGTCCGTGGGCGCCCAGGCCGACGGTAGGCCGAACGTCGTTGGTCGAATTACCTGGGAGCGATTGACGCTGGTCGGTTCGCTCATCCATGCGAGTTATCGGCTGCACGTCGCGGAGGGCAAGCACGCGCCCGGCACCTACACGCTGTGCGTGCCTGTCGAGCGCGCTGACGTGATCATGGTCGCCGAGCCCGAGGATGCGCCGCCCGTGCGCGGGCGCAGGGAGCCGCGCCCCGAGTGATCCTTTCGCAGCTCGCCGCCAACTACGGGACTCGGCGCGCACGCGCCGTGCCCGAGGTGCGCGAGGCTGATTCGTTCCCGCGGCAGTGGGATTACGTCACGAGCCCCGAGCGCTTTTGCGTCGTCGTGTGCTCGCGCCGCGCGGGCAAGACCGATGGGGCCATCCGCCGCGCGTCGCGGCTGCTGCTGGAGAAGCCCGGCGCGCGCGTGCTGTACGTCGGCTCGATTCGGCGCACGGCGAAGCAGCAATTTTTCTACCCGCTGCGGTCCTACCTCGAAGGCCTCGGCGCGAAGTACGTGCCGAACGAGCAAGACCTGACGCTGCGGCTCGACAGCGGATCGTTCGTCGAGTGCGCGTCGTGCTCGGACTCGGGTGACGTCCACCGGCTGCGCGGCTACAAGTGGGATCGCGTGTTCCTCGACGAGGCGCAGAGCTTTCCCGACGTCGTGATCCGCCAGCTCGTGGATGAGGTCATCATGCCGTCGCTGGTGGACCGTCGCGGCGGGCTCGACCTGCTCGGGACGCCGCCGCCGCATGGCCCCGTGGGGTACTTCTACGAGGTGTTCAGCGGCGGCCAGTTCGAGCGCCACCGCTGGACGATGTTTGACAACCCATTCCTGCCGGCTGGCGAGGCCGAGACGTTGTCACGCGCGCGCGGCCTGTCGCCCGAGCACCCAATCTACAAGCGCGAATATCTCGGTGAATTCGTGGTCGACACTGAGAGCCTGGTCTACGAGTTCGCGGCGCCACGCAACCATCGCAGCGACGCGGACCTCGCGCCGTCGTCGGAGTGGCGGTACGCGATGGGCGTGGACCTGGGGTTCTCTGACCGTGACGCGATCGTGGTGCTCGGTTGGAGGCGCGACGATCCGACGCACGCGCTCGTCGAGGTGGAGTCGTGGCAACAGAATCACCTCGACGTTGACCAGCTCGCGGCGGTGTTCGTCGAGATGTACCGGCGCTGGAAGCCGCAGTCGATCATCGGCGACACGGGCGGCCACGGCGCGACCAAGGTGATCAAGAGCTTGCAGGGCCGCCTCGGCGGCGCGTGCGAGATCAAGACGAAGCCGCCTTCGGTGCTCGACTCCATCGCGTTAGTCAACGATGACTTGCGCACGGGGCGCCTGCGCGTCGAGCCGGGCGGCGCCATCGAGCACGACGCGCGCCTCACGACGTGGGCGCCCGGCAAGATCAAACAGGAGGTGTCGAGCGCGTATCACTCGGACATCCTCGACGCGCTTAGGTACGCACACTGGGGCGCGCGGCACTTCCGCGGCGTCGCCCCGAAACCGGCGCCCACGTTCCAGGAGGAGCGCGAGGCACGGTGGGACGCTGAGGAGCGAAAGGACCGCAACCCATGGCGACGAAGGCGAGCAGCATGAAGGACGGCGACGTTTTCCCCGAGGGGCTCAAGGGCCTAATCGACCTGCTGCGCGAGAAAAACGTGCGGCACTTCAAGCGCGGCGATCTCGAGATCGTCTTCGAGGCGGCGCGCCCCGTCGTGCGCCTCAACCCGAACGCGCCGGGCATCCACCGCGTGGACATGCTTGATTCGACGGTTTGAACTACGCTGGGGGAACCATGACCACCACCACAACCTGGGTCGGAGCGCCCGCGAACCTGCCAACCGTCGTGCGCGAGCTTGAGCGCGACCAGGTGAACGAGCAGAATTTCAGCAAGTCGACGTTGCGTCTGTACTACGACCGCCCGGTCCAGGCGTACGCGAGCACGTCGATCGCGTTCGTCTACGAGATGACCGCGTTCGACCAGCTCGGCACCATCGGCTTCAACCTGTCGCGGCAGGTTATCGACGCGGGTGCGGCGTTCATCTGCCGCCCGCTCCGCGCGAAGGTGCTCCCGGTGGGTGCTGACTTCGAAACGCAGCGCGCAGCGAAGAAGCTTTCGCGCCTGGTTGACGGTGTCATGGACACGACGGGTTTTCTCGACCTGGCCACGCAGGCGTACATCGACGCGGCAACGACGTCCTTCGGGCCGATGCGCTGGTATGTCGATGAGCGCACGAGCGAGATCAAGTGCGAGCGCGTTGACCCGCTCTCGGTGTTCTACCACTACGACGAGGGCCGCGACCCGATCCACCTCTACGTGAAGTCTGCCGTGCCGCGCGTCGCGCTGTCCGCGCGGTTCCCCGATCACTCGGGGGCTATCAGCCTGCTGCCGAGTTACGAGCCGCAGCGGGTGATTGGCGTCGAGCCTGGCGGCGTGCGCACGTCGGATACCGTCGCCACGTACGAGGGGTGGCGCATCCGCCTCGGCGACCAGGAGGGGCGCCACGTCATCGCGTGCGACAACGGGACTGTGCTCGTTGACGAGCCGTGGGAGTATGACTTTCATCCGATCGTCTCGTTCCGCTGGGCGCGTGAGTTCCGCTCTTACGGCGGCGTGTCGCTCGGCCGCGTGGTGGCGCCATATCACTTGTGGTTGAACCAGCTCATCACCAACGTAAAGGACTCGCTCGACGGCGCTGTCCCGTGGGTGCTCGTACACGAGGACGCCGACGTGAAGAACGTGGGCGACATCCCGTTCCAGCGCGTGGATTGGAGCGGGTCGACGCCGCCGCAGGTCATCGTGCCGAACCCGGTGAGCCCGCAGGTGCTGAGCCAAATCGACGCGATTTATCGGCGTGTGTTCGAGGAGGCAGGCATCTCCCAGCAGGCGGCGAGCGGCGCGCGCCCCGCGGGCCTCAACAGCGCGCCCGCCCAACGCGAGTGGATCGACATCGTCAACCTGCGCATGTTGCTGCAACAGCGCGCGTGGGAGAACCTGCACAAGGACTCGGCGCGCATCATCGTGGCGCTCGCGGCGAAGGCCTACAAGAACAAGGGCGCCCGCGTGCGCGCGCCTGGCTCGGCGTTCCTCGAAGAAATCCGCTGGGGTGATATCAAGCTCAAGGAGGACCAGTACCTCATGGAGTTCGGTCTCGCGTCGGGCTTGTCGTTGACCGTCTCGGGGCGCCTCGAGCAGCTCGAGATGCTGCGGCAGTCGGGCGCCATCGACACGGCCGACATGCTCCGGCACATCGACCTCCCCGACGTGACCGCGCTAAGCGATCGCATCAACGCCCCGCGCGACCTCGCCGAAAAGCAGGTGGCCATGTGCCTCGAAGACGGCATCCCGCAGGTGCCGAGCGCGATGCAACCGCTCGACCCGCTGCTCTCGATTGCCACGCAGGAGTATCAGCGCGCGTTGCTCGCGGGCACCTAC